TTACTCACTTTCTAATATCTCCCATTCAAACCCGCAATATGGACAGTGGTATTCTGTAAGGTCAGGACTTAGCACCAAAGCCTGCCCACATTTTACACAGTTATGCACACTGTCTATCATAGAATCACTATGGCACCCACTACAACTACCACACTCATCCTCAAAATTACCACATGCTCTATCAAGGGTTTCCAGTAAATCTTTTACAGCGTCGCCCATCTCCATTGGATTAGCACCGTCCAGAAACTTACCATTAGTAGTTCTGAAACTATAATTACATGCAGGACACATAAAGTGATCCACAACTATAACGGAATCACAGTCTGTACACGGTATTGGGTCTTCGTGTAGATGTATTATTTTCTCACTATTACATTTTGGGCAATTCATTTTATTTCTCCTGTACCATTTCTATTACATTTCCTATAATTTCTACCTCGTCCCCTCTTACAGTTAATGCTATCGGCGTAAACGCCTCTCCGTCTTTCATTTAGACAACGCAGGAATATAGATGGTATAAGAATTATCTTCTTCTGAGTACCGTAAGAAATCAAACTCCCCGTCCTTCTCTGTAAACAAATCTTTATCCAGCTCCGTATATTTACCCGATTTAGGTACCTTCATCACATGTGTATCCGCAAAGACCTTGAATTTATAGTTACGAGCCGGCAACAATACTGCTGTAGGTGTGCCGATCGCATTTATCACTTTGCCTTCACTAATTTTCTTCGTACTCTTCTTCTTAGCCATTTCTTCCTCCTATCAGTTCTCTTAGTTCTTCAACATTCAAATCTCCGGGGTCCCTATCCTCGAAAGGAAAAAATATAGGGACTACTTTAATCTTCCCCTTCATCGCATCTATTGCTTTCATAGTTCCTTTTATACCTGCTTCATCTCCATCAAACAACAAAATTACATCAAATGCATGGCTATATAATAAACTTTGTTGTCCTGGCGTTATTCTACTTCCAATGCATGCTACTGCATTTTTATACCCCGCCATGTGTAATTTCCACACTGACTTAAAACCCTCTACTACTATAATGGTTTTTGATACATCCTTAGCTTTATATAAGTTATAAAGCACTTTATCCTTGTCAAAACCTTTTGTCAGCAAATATTTAAAATTCTCATCTGCCTTGCCAGTTATATCCCTACAACTATACGCTCTCAACTCACCCTCTACACCTCGTATAGGTATAACATCTCTCTGAAATCCATATCTATCCACGTATCCGCCACCAACTTCAAACTCATCAAGCGTATCGGCTGGAAATCCAAGCTTCTCAAAGTAATCTGATCTGAACTTAGCAAAACTCTTAAGATAAGATTCAGTAGTTAATGTAGATGGCACCTGTCTATTGTCTCTCATCCTGTCAATGAAGTCTCGTTTCTCCCTCTCCATCTTATATTTCAGATACGCTGTTTCGTTATGTATATCTATGCCTGTTATACTCTCCAAGTACTTAACAGTTTCAGGAAAATTCGTATTCATAATATGCATAACCAAACTTATAACGTCGTACCCTACGTCCTCATGACATTGAGATGAAAAGCATAACCAGTTCTTGGTCACCTTATTCATTCGGAATGATGACTTGTTAGACCCGCCATGTATTTTACAAACCGCCCTTATCTCCCTGGAATTATTCATGGATATCTCAAACCCCAGCAATCTAAGCAGTTTTTCAGCATCAATAGCTTCTTTCAGTCTATTTAATTTGGCACGTTGTTCTTCTTTAGAAATTTTCCCGTTGTTCGGATGCCGCATCGGTGGACTCGGTTGAGTCGTCATCATACATTATTTCCTCTTTCTCTTTATTTTCTTTGCTGTCGTAATTTATTAGCTGCTTGCTCGCCTCAGTAATCAACAGTATTTTCTTGGTGAACTCATATCCTATACCCTCATCAGGAGTAGTACCACCAAAACGGGCTTTTCTAATAACTAACTTATGATATCCATAATCTTTCTCGAACGGTCTTACATCTTCCAACTCACTTTTATTTCTTGGTTTAAAAAACATCAAATTATCTGCGTACCTTAATATCCTGTCACTATCTGCCACATCATCGTCCCTATTTATCTGGTTGGCACATATAAACGGTATGTTCAGCTCGCCGGCTAAGTCGTGCAGTGCAGTAGTAACATCCCCCAATAATTGATACTCCTTCTTGTTCCTGAAATCTGCACCAGGCGGTGCCTTTATATAATCAAATATGGCTAATCCTATATCCTCTACATGTTTATACTTTTTGTACAAAGCCATTATTTTTTCTATAGTATATCCTGGCATATATTCCTGGAAATATTTTCCGTTTTTTATCAATTCTCCTGCACGTTGTATGTTGTACATCTCCTGATCACTATACCCACCGTGCTTTATCCTACGTTCAGGAACGCCCGACATCATAGATATAACACGAGGTCTCCATTGATTAAAGGTCATCTCTGTATCAACGTACAGCACTGATTTTTGTAAATGGTACGCCACGTGTTTTCCTATATTGGATAGAAAAGTACTCTTACCTTCACCAGGCCGAGCACAAAAGACGGTCAATGATCCATCCACTAACCCGTCTATCCGCTTGTCCAGTATAGGAAATCCAGTACTCATCCCAAAATGCTCTATAGGATTCTGCATCTTCTCTTTTATAAACTCATCAAATCCGTCCGCCAGATTGGTAGCTTCTCTTATCGCTTTGGATTTCAATGACAACGTCATTATATCACTAGATACTGCGCCCAACGCATCACCAGAAGTAATGTCCTCATTATTAGCATTGTTTTCCAAGTTGTACATATTACTACTGAGTGCTGTGTACAGCTGATGTTTAGTGCTGGCATTGACCACCTTGTCTATGTAATAGTCCAAGTTTTCTACTGGTACGTCCATATTCATAATGGAACTAACATACTCATATCCACCTATAGACGTCAACACACCATTACGCTCTGCTTCACTTATAACAAGTTCGCCGTCTATCTTAGGAGCCCCTCGTTTTACAAGCGTCGTTATAATCATCCACATCATCGCATGGTCAAGCAGTAAAAAATCCTCCCCACTAACGTTGGATGCTATGGTATAGTAATTATCAATTGACTTAAAACAGTATAGCAATAATACTCTCTCATAAACAGCTTGTCTAAATATTTCTTTAGAGGCTTCGCTCACTATAGTCTCCTCTCATCTCTGTTGAATTTTTGTTCATGTTCTCTCCGAGTCAACTCTCTTTTAAAAGAGTTTATAAGTTCAACGTAGTATTTTTCTAACCCCTCGGTCATTTTTATTTCGCCTTCTAATGCTTGTATATCAATGTCTATCTGTTGAAGATTTTCGTCAGAGTCAATAACTTTTTGTCTTTTCTCCGCCTTAGTGCTGCCCTTTATATCTGACTGTGCTACTGCTACATCTATAACCCTATTCTTCTGCATCAGCTTTACTCTTGTTGCATTTATTTGAGATGCGAAATAAATCAGAAATTGGGATAGTCCTATGGTGTATTTACTAATATCCGCAGAAGATGTAGCCTCAAGATCTTTTGGGTCAAATGCAAATATCTCATCCATCAAGGTCTTATTACGAGGCATTTTATAGACCATTAATTCTTCTGATCTTTTATTTAAATAATCTATTATACCCTTATCTATATCAGACATCTTTCACCCATTCTCCGTCCTTACATACTTCTGTGCTTAAATTCTCTTGTCTCATACCTTCTTCTACTGCGCGCTGTATATCCTGAGCATATAAAGATTCTATTCTCAACCAATTCATGAACTCTTTCTTACCACATAACCTGCGAAAGGCTATCTTTTTATTTCTGGCCTGGCTCCGTTCAGACCTACTCTCAGCAGAAATACCAGACACCTTATGGGTAATCCTTACCCCGCTATCAGTTTTGTTCTGGTGCTGTCCACCCTTACCGCCAGATTTAAACGTATCAATTCTGAAGTCTTTCTTCGTTAGAGTCAACAACGGATCTTCATTATGTCGCTTTTTCGTCTTCATCCAATATCTGCTCCATATAATCATTAAGAACTTCTGACAACGATTCAGTTCTGTCATCAATAGCACATGCCATAACGAACTTACTACCATCAGGCTTTAATGAACTAAACTTAAAAAATCTTGGACTGTCGCTGGATGCCTCGGACATCGATCTCAAAGCGTCAGCCATGTCAGCACTTGCCTTTTCCAACTTCCGTATACTCTCTCTATACTTACGTCGCTCTTGTATCTTCACTTCGCTCCTCCCATATAGGATGCTTTCCAGTACACATATAATCTCTGATCTTCTCCCTAATAACCTTACCGTTTTCATCCGTATAAACCTCATAGTACTCCATCCATTGAGCATGCATTCCTATCTGTTTACACAGGTGAGAGAGATCACAATACTTTTTGTCGCCGCAAGAAGTACCATCATTCAGTGGTACAAAATCTTCGCAGTCTTTTATAGCATCCACGTCATGCGGGTCTTTCTTATTCGGAATTATTATTTCCGTCATTTTTATTTTCCTCTTTCTTTGCATTGCCTTCAAAGCAGTCAGTGCACAACATTACCCAATAGGGACGATAATAAAATTTCTTTTGTGTATCACTATCATATATGTTACGCGCTACTTTGGCTTTATGTATTTCTTTTACCAATTTTACACTACCACACCCACCACAATTGAAATGAGTGCAATCGTCTTCTAATTTCATGAAGTCATTCCTTTCCATATACGTTCTATGAACTTTACTTTATTTAATTCCTTCTCACCCCTGACCTCTATCAACACTGTGTCAGTTTCCTCGCAATACGCCTTCTTCAAGTTGTCTCTTCTCTTCGAGTCCAAAAATCCCTCACGATCAACATGAAAATGTTTCACAAACGCATCGTGTTGACGCCCTTGAACTTCCACCAACACGTTCAGTTCTTTAATATAGAAATCAAAAAATAACCTTGTACCCTTATAATTTATATACCTTTCCTCTTGTATCAAATTATGAGGAAATATTTCCTTAAGAAATTCTTTAGTCTGGTCAGACAGTTTACTCACGATTTAATCCTAACATCCCCTTTACAGCATACCTTAATTCATTGTATGCCTCTTCGTCTTCTCTGAATGGTACAGTTATATTAGCCCGGCCTTGCCACTTATCATCATTATAATAGTACCAAGCACCTTTTTGCTCGATGACGCCAAAATCAACAGCTAGACCTACCACTTCTTCTACAAAATCATACCCTGACCCGTATATTAAGTTAATTTTAGATTTTCTCCACGGAGCTGATAGTTTATTCTTGACTATCAAAAAATCGCTTTCGTGCCCTATAACTATACCCTCATCATTTATGATCCTAGATTTCGCTGCTTCTCCACCTTGAACCCTTATACGATTAGTAGTGTAGAATCCAAGAGCTTCACCACCACTAGTGATCCTATCATCACCCCATTTTCCAATACTGTGTCTAATTTGGTTAATAAAAATAAGGAGTGTGTTTGTACGATTAGCTATAGGCGTAAGTTTCATACACGCCTTACTCATAAGTCTTGCAAGTAATCCTATATAATCGTCACCTATATCTCCCTCAGCCATCGCTTTTGGCAACAATGCAGAAACACTGTCTACCACCAACACGTCCAGCTCGCCACTCTTCATCAATATTTCCGATATCTCCAAGTTCTCATCACCAGTATACCCTTGTACCAAATCTATAACATCCGCATCTACTCCCACCATTTTACCCATATTTCTGACAAGTTTTGGATCTAATGCATGCTCAGCATCTACGTATGCTACATTCAACTCGCGCAACAACGCCTGCATACATACACTAAGAGCTAATGTGGATTTACCGCTAGA